CCGGAACATCCGCGCCTGTCTTCGTCACCGTCGCCGTCGAGTGGCCGCCGGTGTTAGTGTAGGAGATGCTGAGCGAGTTGATCGGACTCAGGAAGAAGTTGGCGTTCCAGTCGCGGATATAGTTCCCGCATACATAGTTGGTTCCGGAGAATATATCTCCCTGTATCGACTGAGACTGGCAGTCCTGAACATAACGCTGCGCCTGCATGGGCGATGACCCATATTGCAGCAGCACTCCGTCCCAATAGCTGGCGACAGATGGGCCTGCTTGCGGAGTATAGCCACCATTCCAGTAGAAGCTGTCGCGCGTGCCGACGCTGTTGGTGATGACGCAACCATTCATCCAGCAGGGCTTTGCGGTCTGCGAGACCGTGGTCCAGTTCTTCTGATCAAGAACTACGCCCGACCCTCGGAACTCGATACCATCCCAGCCAGGCGTCCATGGCCATAGCGGGCTTGCGCCGGCCGGGTCGAAGGGCGCCGCGCGTCCCAGCGTCGCCGTGACGCCCGGCGATGCGGTCAGCGTGCAGAAGCCCTTGCCGCTGGCGTAATTGACCGGCGAGCCGACGCTGTTGCTCGCGACCTCATATGAGCCAGTTTGGGTGAAGGTGATCAGTGGGGCTTCGGCTCCGTCCGCGCGCGCCTGGTTGATCGCGGCGCTGATGGTCGTGAAATTCGGTGAGACGCCATTGTTCGAAGTCGCAACTGTGTAGGATTTGTCGTTGGCCACCGAGCGCGGGAAAACGCTCATCGGGTAGTTGCCATCAAGGCCTGTGTAGCCGGCGTAACCGATCACCCGGTTCTGCATTGTGCCGTCGTTCGGGACGGCCGTAGCATAAATGCGCATTTCTCCGGTCATGCTGATCGCCTGCGCGGCGCCCGCGTTCAGCGCGATCCAGTAACCCAAACGAGTTCGGGTATTGCCGTTGGCGTCGAGGTCGGTGTGCAAGCTAGGGGTCGTGACGGTCTGAACCTGGCCTTCAACCCAGAAATCTACATGCGAGATGCCGCCCTTGGCGTCAGCATCCACACCGATCACCAAGTTCGAAACCAGCCGCAGATCGGAAGGCACGAGCCAGTGGATTGCCGGTTTGGCTGACGCCGAAACTCCCCCTGAGACGCGAAGGTCAGCTGGGTTGGATGGCGGCGTCCCGCCAGATAGCGCCGTACCGTTCCAGCTCAGGCCGGGGCTCACGAGCGGAAGCCCCGAGGGGCCGGCTGTCGCCGGGATGATGACCGGGCGACCGTGCATCCATGGCGCGGCGGTCGCGGATGTCCTCGCAAGGACAAGTGTGGACAGGCTAGTCAACAGGACGCGGCGGCTAACACGCATTAGGTCAGCTCCACCAAGACGCCCACCTGTGGATTGGTTGCGACGAAACCGCTGAAGGTGTTAGTGGCGTTCGTATAGCCGCCCAGCACATCTTGGATCACCTGCGAGAAGAAGGCGTTTCCGACATTCAAACGAGCGGCCCACGTTGCTGGGGACCCGGTGATAGTGGATGCGCCAGTGTCGCGGTCTGAAATCATCGCCACAACACCCTTTGAGACACCGGAGGTCGAGAAGCCCGAAAAGACAAGGGTGCTCGCGCTCCCTAAGGACGCAGCGGAAACGCCTGTGTAAGTGGCGACCGACGCACCGCGGTAAATCCCCATGCCGACAGAGCCAAAAGTGCTCGCATTGGCGAGTGTGATACTCGGAGAACTCAGGTCCGTTGAGTTCACGATCGTGTAGAATACTTCCAGAACGTAGGACCCGGCGCCGAGGCCAGTAACGGAGCAAACAGAGGTCATCGCCCCCTTAGCCGTCGAGGCCGACAACCCCACCAACCCGGTGTTGTTCAGCACCATAATCAGCAGCAGATCGCCGCTCGAGGCGCCTGCTGGGAAGCTGAAGCTATCGCTTGCGGAGGCGATCTGGCGAGAGCCCGCGTTTATGAACGACGCTGGCGTGACCCCGCCGCCGCCGCTCAACGAGCCAGCGCCCACGCCAGACATCAAAAGCTGAGCGGCGGCGTCGTTGGGCAGCGCAGCAAACACCGCGGCTGCCGACGCAGCGGTCGCGAACAGATCTCGCCTCCGAAAACGCATCAGGACGGTCCTACTTCGTCGCGTAGTTGATATAGACGCCCGCCACGGCGTTGGTGGCATCGGTCGAGGTCGGTCCACCGGTCACGCACCAAGCGATACCCGTGGTGAATGCCGCACCGTAGGTCCCCCAGTCGAGGAGCAGACCGGCGCCGGCGGTGTTGGCCGGGATCGGCGTGGTGGTGACGTAGCCCGTGGCGCTGGAGCAGGTCGGCGCGGTCGACAGGTTATACCAGCGCAGGTTGGCCACGGTGGCCGTGGTGTTGACCGCATGGCCGCCGCAGAAGGTCCCGGCGGAGGCCTTGACGGAGGTCGCGTTGGTCGATGCCGTGGTGACCATGCCGCCGGGCGTGCAGCCGCCCGTCGCCGTCGGCGCTAGGCCCATGTTCCAGGCCCCGCTCTGTGTCACGGCTCCGGACGCCGTCAGGTCCGTCGCCATTTCCGGATAGGCCGCCCCCGTTCCGGTCTCCACCGTGACCGTCGTCACAACGGGCGAAACACAGGAGATATCGGCCGAGCCTGACGGAACACCCGCGGGCAGCCGCATCCCACCCACGAACGTCGTATCCCCCGCCAGCGCGACGACCGAGTTGCTGCCGAACCGGCATTGCGCGTAGCCGTTGGAGACGGTGATCCTAGCGGTTGACCCGGCACCTGGAAGCGCCATGCGAGCGGCGGTGTTTGGTGTGCTGAGCGTCAGGGTCGCAGGTGCGATTGCGGCGCCGCCTGAGGCGTCAGGGGTCCAGGGCGTCGCCGAGGCGCAGCCGGTGATGCAGGTTACCGGGTGGGGGGTAGTGACGGAATCGGGCTGCGATATCTGCGCGCCGGTGATGCCATCGGTGACTTGGTAACCCGTGATCTGCTGGGCCATCGCCGGCCAGGGCAGCAGCGACGCACAGGCCAGGAAGACGGCGGCAATCCGAGCGGATGCAGCACGCTTGAAGATCATGTTGGACCCTTTCGGACGTGGAAAAGCGCCCGCGATCGAGCGGGGCTGAAATGTTGGGAAATCGGTGGTAGGTTCGGCGGATGGACCGCGGCGCCAAGGTTACCGACGTTGAGTGTGAACTAGTCGAGCACCGGTTCGTCGTGCCGTGGCTTCGCTTGATCTGGTGGGCGGTATGCGTTAGCGGCGCCGCCGGCGCTGCCTACCAACTGACAAACAAGGCCGAGGTCGTTGTCTACGTCTTCGCAGGCGCCATCATCTGGCCGCTGCTTGGTTTCTGGCAGATGCTTGTTGAGCCGAAAGCAACCGAGGAATCTGCTGAGCGGTTGCGGTCCCGCCTATTAGGCCGGCCGGAGACAATATGGGCACGGGCGCGCGTCCGGCGAGCGCCAAAGTAGGATAGACCGGTGATGCGGAAGGTTTCACTCCGCCGCTTGAGATCAGGTCCAACAGAGCCTGAACCGCACCCTTGACCTTCGCGTTCGATGCCGCTGTCGAAGCGATCCCGAGCGGTCCCGTTATGAATGGCGCGTGGCCGCCCGTCATGCCCCCGAGCAGCGTGTTCGTGAGGTTTCCCACAAGACTGCGGGGATCGAAGAAGCGGCCAACAGCCAGTGGCGCATCGGCCACCGTTCCACTCGCCAGTTTCTTGATCGCCGCAGCCTCGTCAGGAGTCAGGTTCTTGAGTTGCTGCGGGCTCTTAGGATCGACGAGCGGGCGCATCGCTGATCGAACAGGCTGGGTCAGAGAGCCGTTTTGCGGGACCTTCATCGCCGCGCTATCCATGCGATCAGTAATGTCCTGCACCTTGCGATAGCGGGTGTTGAGGTCTCTGGCCGTCCCGATCAGATCCGATGCATTTGTCGGGCTCCCCGGGACGAGCTCGCCAGGCCCCGCGGTGTTGATGAAGTTGTCGATCTGCTTCGTGATCCGCCCCCCCATCGCCTGCTCACCCGCAGATGCGGCGCTGCTCACATCGCGGCCGACGACTTGGCGAAGCTGGTCTAGATCGGTGAGCGTCGGAGAATATGGGGCCGCTTGGTTCGCGAGGTCGGAGAAGTGGTCCATCATCGCCGCCGTGTTCGGGTGCAGCTTCGGATTGAACTTCCCCGCCGCCAGGTCCGCGTTGATGTTGGATACGAGGCCCTGAAACGCCTCCGGCGTATATCGAATGTTGGCGTTGTCGGCGGCAGCATATGCGGCCGTTTTCGCGGCTTGCAGTTCCGGCAACGACATTGGAGCCCCTGAAGCGGCGGGCAACATTGAACCGGGCGTTTTCGGCCTGACCGCGGAAAGCGCCGTGTTGATCAGACCTTCATTAGCGGCTTGGGCCGCATCCCCGGTGAGCGGTTGGGGTGCGCCGAATGCGAACTTGCCGTTTTGAGCGGAGAGGCTGGGCGCCGAATAGGGCGTCGGGCCATAGTTGGTGATCGCGCGAGCGAGGGGACGCACGACGGCTTCGGCGGGCGCGGCAGTTAGACCGAGCACATCGCTCAGGATCTTACCTGTCGATCCCGCATCGGCGACGCTGTTTTTCATCGCGCCCCATAGCGACGGAGGGCCGGCTCCGGCGCGCGCATCAAGGTCTCGCCCGCGCTGCATGATGTCATGGCCGAGAGTGACGAACGGCTGCTTGATCCCGCTCCAAGCGTCCTGCGCGATCGTTGGGGATGGCTGTTGCGGGGCGGAGGGCGCCTGGGGCGGCAGGCTCGTCCATTGCCCGTCATCCGGGGGCGCTTGCCCCTGGCCGCCAACCCACGCGACACTGACGCCCTTCGGGGTGGCTGCTGCCTGTGGGGGCGCGGGGGTCGCATCCGGAGGGGGACCATAGTCCTGCCACGGCGGCGATGCGGAGCCACCAGGCGCGACGGCATCGACATACTTTTGCGTTTCGGCGTAGGGCGGAACGCCGCCGTACTTCTGCACAGCGCCGGGCCCGGCATTGTAGGCTGCAGCCGCAAGTCGCGGGTCCTTGAACGTGTCGAGCTGCTGCTTCAGGTAACCGACGCCACCGCGGATGTTCTGAGCCAAGTCAGTCGGATCGACGCCGAGGTCCTGGGCCGTGCTGGGCATGAGCTGCATGACACCGATGGCGCCCGCCGGCGAGACCTGGCCGTGGTTGAGCCGCGATTCCTGATTGGCCACGCGCACCGCCAGGTCAGGATCGACTCCCTGACGCTGAGCCTCCGCCGTGACCATCGCCGCCACGTCAGACGGCGCAGCATAGTCTTCCCACGGTCCTGTCACTGGACTTTAGCCCAGCTTTGAGGCGACGCGGGATTGCCGCCGAGGAACCGGTAGCCCTTGACGACGGCGCCCGGCTGCGGGACGCGCGGCGACGATTGGGCCGCCGTAGACGGCTTGTTGTAATTCGCAGTCGGACCCGTCTGGCCCGGCGTGTTTGGGCGGATGCCCTGGTACTGCGACTCAAACAGGTCGTGCCGCGCCTTGTTGAGGGCATCAAGTTGAGCGAGGTGGCGCCTCACGGTGGCCTCGAACTGCGGACCCGACTGGTCCTGATTGAGAGAGCCGTTGATTTCGCCAAGCATCCGCGCCGTCTGGTCGGTCATGCGGATTGACCCGCTGCCGCCGTCCCCGGCCGCCGCAAGCGCGTTTTTGATCGCCTGCAAGGAATTGAAAGACGTGCCGTTTCGCACCGTCTCAATCTTGGCCTCCAGGTCTTTCGCCTGCTGGTTCAGAAAGGGGATGTGTTCAATCGCGTCGGTCGCCGATCCCGTCGAAAGGCCCGTGACCATGGAGGGCTTTGTCTTTACCCACTTGCCCGTGTTGGGATCTTGGGTCTCGCCCAGCATGTCGTGCAGGTTCTGGGCGATCATGTTGGTCTGATCGTCCACCTGTTGCATGGCCGACTTGGCGCCAGCGACATCGGTTTCGTTCTTGCCCTGCGTCGCGGCGCGGCCCTTGGCTAGCTCGGCCTCTGCGGGGGTCTGCGTGACTCCGAACTGCGGTGCAATAGGGCCGCCCTGGCCGCCGATATCACCCTGCGGACTGCCAATCGTCGGAGCCGCAACACCAACCCCCGCAGCGCGCGCCGCCAGCATCGGAGCAGCCATCGCCAGAGGAAGCTTGACGGTGCGCCCATCGCTGAGGGGTACATCAACGAGATTCCATCCGGCCTTGGCCTGCTCCTGTGCGCCGGTCTTGGCGCCCTCGGACTGTGCGATGGCCTGCGCCGCGCCGCCCGGAAGCTGCCAATCTACCACATTGCCGCGATTGTCGTAGACCGGGCTCGCGCCAGGCGTCGGCGATGTCGGGATCATGCGGTTGGTGTTGCCGGGGTCGTTCAGATCGACAATCTGGCCATTGACCGCAGAGCGGTTGGCGAAGCGCCGCATCAGTGCGGCGGGGCTGCGCTCGTCATAGGCCGTTCCGTCCGGGCCGATCTTTACCGTGGGCCGCGATTTGTCGAGGATATCGATCGCTTCCTTGGCCCCGGGCACGCCGAACATCGCGGCACGCAGGAGCGTCTGCTGTGTCGTCGGATCGCTCAGGCTCGGAGCCGCCGCCCCCGGAAGCTGCGTCGGAGGCTGATAGGTGTATGGCGCGGCGGCCTGCGGAGCCGGCCCAGGAGCGGCGGAAGTCGCGGCCTGTCCCATCGCGCCAGATAGATCATCCAGACCCGCTGGCGAGGCCCCCTGCCCCGCCGGCGATACCGTCGCGGCGACAGTCGGTGCGGCAACGCTGGGAGCCGGTCCATCTTGGAACTGCGGGGCCTGACTGCCGAACAGGCCCCCGAGCTGGCTCATCATCCCCATCTGCGCCTGCGCCATGCGGCGCTGCATGATGAAATTGCGAGCGGCCTCGAGGTTGCCATTGCTGCCCGGCGAGGCGTCCTTCAGCGCCGCTCCGATGATCGAGAGGCGGTCGGACCAGTTGTCAGGGGCGCCATAGGCTGAGCCGATCATTCCCGGCATGTCAGGCGACCTTCCCGTAGTCTACGGCCAGCAGACCGCCGATGTTGCGAACCGCACCGGGGTTCACCTTCTGAACGTCCTGAGCCATGACACCCATTTGGCGCGGGCCGCCCCCCTTGTATTTGTAGGTGAAGATACCCAGGCCATTGTCGAGTTCGCCGACGCGCTTGATATCGGTCTTGGCGCGGCGGTCAGAGACCATGGTCCCCATGAACTGGGAACTGGGAGTGGTTGAGCCCATCAGGCCGAAGGGCGTAAAGCCAGCGAGAGCCCCCAGGCCGCCAAGCGATCCGGCGCCCTGAAGAATCGACCCCAGCGACCCCAGCGGATCGGACGTGTTCGTGGTCGATGTCCCGCTCGTATTCGAGTTCATCGTGCCGTTGGAGTTCGTGCCATGCTCTAGACCCAGCGGTAGGCCGTCGAAGATCGAGGAGATCGATCCCAGCGAGTTGATCGGGGCGCCGGCCCTGGCCTGTTGAAGCTGCTGAAGGATCGATCCGATGTTGGCCTGGGTCCCGAGATCGGTGTTTGCGGCGGCGGTCTGGCTGTTGGCGTTGCCGGTGATCTGACCCGCAGCCGCGAGGCGTTGGGCATACTGGTTCTGAATCGCCTGGGCCTGAGACGTTGCGCCCTGAAGCGCGGTGTTGAAGCCCTGGGTCTCCAGGCCCGACTGGAGTTGCGAGCGGGCATTGCCGATGTTCTGCTCGTTCAGCGCGGTCTGGATCGCCCCACCCGAACCGCCGAACGTCGAGTCACCGGCCTTCGCCAGGGTGTCGGCCGCCCGCGTATAGCCCGCGTTCTGATCGAACCCGGCCAGCGTCGAGTCCACGACCTGCTTCTGCCAGGGGTTCTTGAAGCTGTTCATCAGCGACGCGATGTCGGGTGCGCTCGCCTGGCCAACGCTGGTGGCAAGGTCGTTCGACCCGGCGTACATTCCGTTGTTGGGCGTCAGGTTCGCCGCGGTCGCCCCAGCCTGCGTCAAGTTCGCGTTGGCGGGCGCCACGAACGAATAGGGGTCCTGGGCCGCCAGATTCGTCGCCGCGCCGCCCAGACCCGACAGGCCCTGATCCACCCACGCCGGATTGGTCGGCATCTGGGTGAGGCTCGTGGTCCCGTTGGTGGTCTGGTTGGAATTGGTTGTGCTGCTTTTGCTCATCAGATTGCCTTTCGCAGCAGATCGTCGCCTTCAAAGCCGAAGGCCCTTAGGGCTCTCGCCCAGCCCTTGCGGCCCTGGAGCGTGATCGCCTCAATTCCCAGGGGTCGAGCCCAGGCAATGGCGCCGGGGATGGCGGAAAGGATGCCGCGGATAGAGCCGCCGGCCATCCAGATGTGCAGGCTTCGCGTCGGCCCGACGCACTGGGTCACCGCGGCAAATTCGTCCCCGGACCAGAGTTGCGCCCTGCCCGTCAGAAGCTCGTTCAGCACCTCGTCTTCGGTCCAGCCGTCCAGGGCCGGGATCAACCAGTCCCGACAGCGATTGAAGGCGCGGAAGATGCTCTCGGAACTCATCTACGGCCACACTGCTTGGCGTCGAAGGTAATGAGCCCGAGCCGGAAGAAGCTGGGCGAGGAGTTGAAGTCGATCCGGACCCTGAACAGCCGCGCCTTGGCCTTGAAGTCGGCCTGGTCCTGTCCGGGCTGAAGCGTGATGGGACCGACGACGGTCGGATCGCCCTGCGGGTAGAAGCGCCCGGTGAGTGTCAGGCTGAGCGGCCCGATCTGATCGGCGATGTCCGGCCAAGACGAGCGGACCAGCATGACCGAATCTTCGTCGAGGTAGAGGTTAGCGCTCTCGATGAAGCCCGCGAGGTTCGCGCCGTCCGCAGAGTTGCCCTTTTCGTGCCAGTAGACGTTCCCGGCATAGGTCGTCCCACAGGGATAGAGCGACGGGCCGGCGTCGACCATGGATGTCCGCGCCATGATCCCGCGATGCCACTTTCCGACATCAGGACCGGCGATCCGAAGCGAGACGTAGCGGCTGTTCTCGTAGCCATCCCGGCTGTCCGGATAGTCGAAGCGGATTTCGTTGTATTCCGCCACCGAGGAGGCGACGATCTTGTCGTTCTGGCTTGCCGCGAGATTGTCTGCGAAGTCCTGGCGGATCGGACAGGTGACCGGCTGGACGAAGCCGTTCAGGCTATAGGTGTGGAACTGGCGGTCGGGGCTCACCCAAAACGCGGTGGATCCCGCGACAATCGCCGCCCCAGGCCCCGCGAGGCCGCACTTGTCCCCTACCTTGTCGAAGCGCCAGACCTGGGTCACCTGACCGACGTAGGTTCCGAGCCAGAGCGCGTCGGAGGTCCAGATCAGGACGTTCGAGCCCATCACCCGACCCGCCACGATGCGCCCCCCGCCGGGCAGCACATATTCCCGCGATGTCGAGGAGGATGACGCGATGGTGGACCAGCCGGTGGGGGAACCCACGTCCGAATGCCGGATGCAGTTGGGGTTGAAGACACCGCCCACTTCCTGGCTGCACCCGAGCGCCATGACCTGGCGCTGGGGCGTGACCAGCATATAGGTCACCTGGGCCGGCGCATTGGTCACGGCGACCGCAGGGGTGCCGGTGGCGTTGCTCCACTGGAAGATGGTCTGGTTGCGGGGCGACGCCATCAGGGTCTGGCCGTAGGCGCCCGCGCTCCAGGTCAGCGGGAAGTAATCTGTCGATGAGGGAGAGCCAAAGCCGCCGATCCCGAACGCCCCGGTGCCGAAGCCCGACGAGCCGGCCCCATCGATCGCTCCGGGCGTGAACCCGGAACTGGGCGTGATGTCGAAGACCGCGCCTCCCTGGAAGATCTGAAGGTGCGTATGGGTGCCGAACGCCACGTTCAGCGTTGCGGCGTTGTCGGTCCACGGAAACGCCAAGCGGCAGACGCCGGAAAGCAGCGTCTGCGTGACGCTCTCCCATCCGCCCTTGGCCTGAGCCTTGCCGTCGTGGAACCGGACATTGGAGCCGTCCACCCAGGCGGGAGACGAGGCAAGCGCCGTGTCGTCGGAGTTGAGCCCCGTTGGGATGTTGATCGGAAAGGCCGTCACGGATTAGACCGCGATCTGGCCCGCGGCGATGAACAGCGCGTCGAGGTCCGCCGAGGTCCAGCCGAGCCCCGAAGCGACGCCCAGCATCATCGCGTTGTTGCGATGGAAGACCGGCGTGTTGGTCCACCAGAGCTGCACATCCGCGTTGGCGGAGGAGACTGCCGCGTTGGCGGCGGAGAGCTTCCCTGAAGCGTTCAGCGCCTCCATGGCCTGCATCCGGTTCACCTCTTGCGGGACGACCGGAGCCGGGGGCGCATCGGAGACATAGAAGAAGCCCTGACCCGCATAGCCGAGTTCAGCGGCTGCTTGACCCAGCGAGGCCGACAGATCGGCCAGGGATTCGGCGGATAGGTTGGCGATCTCCGGGGGAAGCGGAGCGGGAGAGCCGATGTTCGTGCTGGGGAGTGTCTTGCGCTGATAGGCCATGATGCGCCCTTACTGAACGAACATCGCAATGACCTGGCCGGGACCGCCAGGCTGCCCGTTGGACTCCGCGCCACCAGCGCCGATTCCCGGGGGGAAATAGGTGGCCCCCACGTAATAGCCGCCATGTCCGCCGGTGAACGGCAGGTTCGCGGGAGCGCCCGAGCCTCCGGCTGAGGTTGCGTTTGCCGCGCCACCCAAACCGCCTCCGGTTCCGAGTCCACTACCACCCGCGCCCGCGCTATCGAGGGTCCCAACGGTTCCCGAGAGGTTGACATCACCGCCGGTGGCATTGCCGCCATTCTGGGCGGCGGTCGCGCTGGTCCCGTCGCTGAAGGCTACGGTGGTATTGCCGTTCTGGATCACCGACACTGCGACCGGCGTGGCCGCGGTGATATACTTGGTGATCTCGAAATAGGCCCCCGATGCGCCGCCTTGCGTGCCGTTCGACCCGGCGCCCCCCTGCCCCCAGCCGACGAACTTCCAATTCCCCGCGACGGGGGGAACGAACGTGACCGCAGCCGCCGCATTGGCGAAGACATAGGCGATGCCCGGCTGGACGCTGCGGCGTCCGGCCATGTTTTGGCCGACAAGCCCCCGAAGCGGCTGACCCGCCATCAGTAATCCGCCCACTCGGCTTCGAAGGCCCAGGAGCCGGAGACGCCCACGGCGACGTAGAGTTGCTCACCAGCGCCGAGGATCTTCGGGTTGCTGTCGGAGTAGCCGAAATCGGCGATGGGCGGGAGCGTGCCCCCCGCCATGGTGTAGCCGGACGCGGCGCCCAGCGCGGCGTTGGAGAACTTCTTCGTTGTCCCGGTATCCAGCGACCGGAACTCCTGAAGCTGCGTCGCCGCGACGGTCGCCGTGGGGATGGCGCGAAGCTTGGTCAGGCGCGAACCGTTGACGCCGGCCGTGACCAGCAGCACCGAATTGGTCGGCGTCGTGGTATAGGTGGCGTTGGCCGTGAACGCCTGGGAGAGGTGGTTCGACTTCGGCGTCTGCGGCGTGATGATGGAGTTGGCGGAAAGGGTCATGGGCGATCCTTAGAGCGACACGGCGAGCGCCACTTGGACGCCGAGGATTTTCGTCTGGTAGTCGGACAGGTCCGTTGACGCCGGGGCTTTCCACAGCGCGTTGACGCCATCGGTGTAGATGAATTTGCCGGCGTTCCCGGTGAGGCTGGGAAGGGTCCCGGTAGCGGCCAGGACGGAGGCGGCGATGAAGCTCTTCAGGGGCAGGCCGCCGAAGTTGGTCGTCTCGACGTTCATGCCGTCGCAGAAGACCTGCAACCGGTCGCCCGGATCGATGCCGACCGTGTCGCCGGAACCCGTGGTGATCGTCGCGACGACACCGGTCCCGTTCCAGATCCAGTAGGACTTGGACACCGAGGGAATGGTGATCGTGAAGGGCGACGCTGGCGCGCCGACGAACTTCAGGTGCGCGCGCCGCGCCTCGTCGGAGGATGTGTTGTCGTTCGATACCTGGAGCGTATAGTTCCCGGTGACAGTAATCGCAACATAACCCGCAATCGCATCGTCCATACGAGCGAAAGTATTGTCGAGCTTTATGCCGTAGGTGTTGACGTTCTCTCCGGTGAACTGAAGCTCGAACCTGAGAGATGCCGAATAGGAGCTGGGCATTAGATTGGCGCTCCCGTGTCCTGGCGAATCCAATGTGTTCCGTCACTGATGACGGAGATGTTCGTGTCGGAGACCCAGGCGGCGCGGCTAATGTTGCTCACCGGGTCGGGAAGATTGGCCTTGAGGCACCCGAAAAGCTGCGTTGGGCCTTGCGGATTGAGCGCCTGGGAAATCCGGTCCTCGAGCCTCTGGAGGTAGGCCGCCAACTCCGGCGCCGTCCCGACCGGAGCGGTCAAGGCGTGCCGCCCGATACGGGGCCGACCGACAGCGGCCCCGCCATCGTGTCCTTGCGCTCCAGCGCGTTGATGGACTCGATCAGACCGCCGAACTGCGCGCCGTAGCGGTCGCAGTTGTTGTCGTCTTCCCGGAAGCGATAGAGCGCCTCAAGCGCCCCATAGAGGTAGAGGTAGGGATACTTGGCGAGCACGACGTTAGAGGCGTTCGTCACACTCAGCCCCGGCGGCCTGGCGTAGTAGAGGAGCTTTCCGGTCGCGGTTCCCGTGAACAGGGGCGCAAAGCGGAAATTGGCGCCCTCAATGGCGGCGCCCAGCGGATAGGTAGAGTTTCCATACTCCGCCGACATATCGACAGCGGTCCCGGCGTCCACGAACCGCACCATCACGCGGGGCGTCACGTCCAGATAGAGCCGCTTGGGCGCCAGGAAGTCGGCCGGAAGGCTGGCCGTCTCGGCATTCACCGCAACGTCTGCGGACGAGAGCATGAAGTTGGCCCGTAGGCGCGAGCCGATCTCCTGATCCGCCCAGGCCACGAAATCCGGCATCTGAGCGCCCATGTCCGTATAGGTGGACCATGTAGCCAGGGACGCGATCAGGGCGGAGTAGGAGTTGAGCGCCACTACCTGAATCTCCCGTTGGAGTATTCCAGGCGGCCCGGCGCGGTGCGCAGGAAAGCCCAATCGGGGTCATTGAGCCGGTCGCACAGCTTCTTGGCGTTCTCGGGCTTGTAGTAGTCGCAGCCCTCTTCGTTGAGCCACTTCAGCCAGATGATCGTCGGGATGGTGGCTACACGCCGCAACTCTCGGCTGGGCGTGTAGCCGTCATTGTGGTTCGCCATGGCCTTGTTGCGCTCGATCACAGGATCGGTGGGCGCGGTGGCCAGGAACTGCGTCTCGGTGTCCGTCCGGATCATCCGGTGTTCGATGCCGGCCGACGAGGTGAACAGCGGGACGAGTCGGGTCATTGGATCTCGACGAACCCGCGGTCTTCGAGTTCGAGGGCGATGGAGCGCGGCAGATCGGGCGTCTCGCCATGATCGTAGGTGAGGTCGCCGAGGCCGCTGATATGCTCGCCGGTGGAAACCTGCCCATGGCCCTTCTTGGTGACGCGCACCGGGACCTTCGGCTCGGCGACCGGGTTGGCGCTGGTCACCTTGGCGGCGCGCAGGGCGGCGATCTTGGCGGCGCGCTTGGCGTCTTCGGTCAGCGCGGCCTTTTCCATGGTGGTCGGCGCGAGCGGAGCATCTGGCGCGGGATCGGCAGGGTCTTCGGCGACCGGCGGGGCGGCTTCGGGGGCAGCCAGGGCTCTCTGGGCGGCGCGAGCGGCCCTAGCCGCGGCCATGCGGTCGGCGACCGGCGGGGCGGCTTCTTCGGTATCGGTCATGTAAGGCTCCAAGAAGGGGGACGCCCGTCGCCGAGCGCCCCCACTTCAGGTTTCAGGATCAGAGAAGATCGGCGACGACCGCCGAGGCCTTTTCGTTGCGGCACACGATGGTCTTCTCCATCGTGAGGAGCTGCTTCTCGGCGTCGCCGGTCTTGGCCAGCGGCTCGGTCTTCAGGCCGTCCAGGGTGCCCACGGCCCACATCTCGGGGTCGATGAACAGCATGTCGCGGCTCAGCGCATAGGGGTGCGGCATCAGCGTGATGTTGCTGAAGTCGCCGGTGTAGACATCCGCAGCGCCGATGATGTTGGCCATCTTGCCCGGCTTCACATCGACACGCGTTTCGGCGATGCCGGTGAAGGTCGAGAAGGTCTGCTTGTCCACACCGCCCATGAAGCCGAGGGTCGGGCGCCCACCATTGCCGAAGGCCGTGGCGAGGACGCTCTTGACCAGTGCTTCGGTCGGGGTGCGCTGCGTGCCGTTGGTGGCCGCAGCCACGACGCCGGCCGAGAAGCCGCCGGACGAACCGCCGGCGCCGCGGGAGACGTTGGAGGTCAGCCAGGCCAGCGCGCCGCCGAGCTTGCGCGGCGTGCCGCCGGATTCCGCGTTGGAGGCGTAGTTGCCGATGCCGCGGATTTCGAGGTCGCGCTTGATCTCCTTGGTCTTCAGCACGATCTGGCGGTCCATCTCGTCGGCACGGCCCGCGAGCTGCACGACGTTCTGGGTCCGCGCGACGATGGCGGCCTTGGTGAGGATCTGGCAGTAGTTGCCGACGCGGGTCGTGAGGTTCGGGGCCTCAATCGTCGCGTCGTCGCCTTCCAGGTGCGCGTTGGTGGCGCTGGCGGCAGTCAGGGTCTCGGTCTGGTGCTCGTGATAGGTCGAGGTGACCTTGGTCGAGCCGATCGCTTCCAGGAAGGGCGTCTCCTCCGGCGCCACGCGCCAGATCTTGTTTTCGAGATCCTCGCGGATGCCGACGTTGGGCGTGACGGTGGTCACGGTGTTGGTGGGGGCGGCCATTGCTTTATGCTCCTCGCGAAGCTCTCAAGAGCGCTACGGCGTCATCCGTGCTGCCGGTCTGGGCAAAGCGGTTCTTGATGGCTTCGACGTTTCGTTGTGCAGAGGGGCGCGACGGGGGCGCGGCTGACGGAGCAGCGGCGCGGGCTGTCGCAGGGGCTGGGCGGGTCGCTGGGGCGGCGGGTCGAGCGGCGGTGGCTTTGCCGGCCGCCTTCAGGGCGCGATACTGTTTGGCCTCCCAGGCCAGACGCATCTCCGTTGCGGAAATCATACGGATTGCGTCTTGGGGAATGCCTTCATCCAGAAGGAACTGCATGATCTCGGCGCGTCTTGCCGGTCCGGTTTTGGGATCGGCCAACTCGGGCGCGATCTCGTGAAGCCGGGCCTTCTCGCCTTCGACGTAGTTCTGGAACTGGAGTTGTTCGGCCGCTTGTTGGACCTTTACGGCGTCCGCTTGGGCTTGCTGCACCTTTTGCAGTTCGCCGAGGTGGGCGTCGTATTCCGCTTTCGCGATGGAGTAGGCTGCAGGATCGGCCCGGGCAAACGCAACCCAGTCCACATTCGCCCACTGATCGGCGAAGACCTTTTCGGCCCTCGTGGCGATCTGATCGAATGTGGCCTTGTATTGCGCGAGACCCGCGAGGTCGGCTTCCGCCGTCTTGCGGGCTGTCGTGGCTTCCTGCTGCGCCTTCGAAACCGCTCGGTCGCGCTCTGTCTCCCGGGAGGCGATGATCGCCTGGGTTTCCGGTGGCAGCTTCGCGAACACGGCGCGTTCGGCGGCGTCCCATGACTTCGGAGCGGCGATGGCCGGAGTTTCCGGGTCGCTCTCAGGCTCTTCGGTCGGCTCCTCCTCGATGACCGTTTCCGGGTCGGGGAGTTCTTCGCCGGTGGGCTCCGGCTCGGATTCTGGCGGAAGCTCTTCGGCTTCCGGTTCGGCTGCGGGCTCGCCTTCCGGCGCGGCCTCGGCAGCGGGCTCAGGCGCAGGGGCCGGCTCCGGCTCGCGGAGCGCCGCCATGGCGCCTTCTACACTCAGGCCCTCATCGGGCGCATAGGCCACTTGCGGGCCTCGCAGCATCATGTTCGGGGTCGCGGTCGAATGGAACAGCGCGCGCGGAGCCTCTGCCGCCGCGAGGGTGGTCTTGGAAGTCATCAATCACCTTTGGTGGAACGCCCGAGGGCGGAGCCGTGGTGGCTGCGGGCTAGGCCGCGGTGTCGTTCAGCTTCAGGACGGTGATCTCACCGCCGCAGTAGACGGAGTGCTCGCAGGCGGCGCGCACGGCTTCTTCAGCGCTAGCCCCTGAGGCCATTGCGCCCAGCGCAAGATCGCGCCCGGCGCCGAATGCGCGATATGGCGCCTCGGAAATGGTCTCCTTGCCATACTCGTCGTAGACGGTGAGCCCATCGAGACCGATGACGACCACGGTAGCCGATTTCTCGCCCTCGAACTTCGGCTGTTCGCCAAGCTCGCCGCCCTCAATCCAGCGGAGGATCTCCTGCGCACCGACCGCCGCGCCCATCATCGCGGCGACACCTCCATCGGACATGCGGCGGATCTTCTGGGCCTTACGGCTCGTGATCACGTCATCGCTGGTCGCTAGGCCGTCTGCGGCTACGACACCATCGCGCCAGGCGATAATGGTCACGAACCCACCTTCGCCGCGAACTTAGCCGCAGCAGCCTCAATGGCCTTGGTATCGTTCCCCGCCTGAACCGCTTTCAGCAGCAGCTTGCGCGTCTCATCCAGCGCATAGAGGCCGTGGTAGAGGTGTTCCC